TCTATCATAGATTTTATCAGGTACTAAAAAAGTATAATCCTAACTTTACAGTCGAGGAATACCATGATCGCATCAGTAAGAATCTAAAAGAGTATCCACAAATAATTGAAACTGTCAAAAACGAAATTAACAGTTGGGATTTTACAGATGATTGAAGCAAGTGGTTGTTTATTTTTAAGTAGTGATACTGGTAGAGTTATGCTACAACAACGAAGTGGAGATACCAGTCATCCTCGCACCTGGGGATTTTTTGGTGGTAAGAGTGAGGGTAAGGAACGCCCTATTGATACTCTATTAAGAGAATTAGAAGAAGAAATTGGAATGGTGCCTGATATACAAAAAGTATATCCGCTAAACAAATTTACCAGCCCTGATAAACAATTTGTATATAATACGTTTGTTGTAGAAGTAGTACAAGAATTTATACCGCAACTAAACAATGAAAGTGATGGATTTTGCTGGGTTAAGATAGGTAATTGGCCGCGTCCATTACATAACGGAGCAAAGGCTCAGTTATTCAACAGACAAATTATTAAAAAAATTCGTACAATCTATAGTAATCTTAACCAGCAGTAATACGCTTCTTCATACTAGCAACAAACTGTTCACGCAACCATTCAAAATCATTGATCTTGTTTAATGCTTCAACATTGTCTTTGTTTGCTTCGCCGTATTCTCTACCTTCCAATGCGCCTTTGATACAGTAGCGTCCAAAGCGAGCACCATTATCTACAGTACACCAGGCTTCTAATCGTTCAGCAGTCTCTTTCACAGGAGCATTTGGATTAATCTGACTTGCTAGTTTAACACATTCACGGAATGCTGCTCTCCATGTTCTGTATGGATCTTTGTTAAAGTTGGTAATGTTACTTACGTCACTAACTGGTTGATAGAACGAACTACCAGTACTAAAGTCAGGAAGTTCATGTCCCATTTCTTCTAGTTGTTTTTTAGGGAATAGTTTTACAGCACCATAACCGTATTCCAATCCATTGATTGGGTTTCTGGCTGTCCACACATAAGTCGTGTTATGTCTACTTGATAATGGCGGAATAAAATCAAAGTTAAATCTTTCCATAATTTGAGCATCAGCATCAACTATATAAACCATTTCAGTAGTTGCTCTTTTACCAACTTCCCTATGAGCATTGCCAATACCTTCAATATTTTTTACATGTTTGGCATCAGGAAAACGTTCTTTTAGGCTAGTAAAGTTTCTATCTGCTTCTGCTTCATGGAAACTAATCATAAAGATTTCAAAATCAGCATCGTGGTAAGTAGCATGGATACTATTTTTTAAACTACCATGAGCAAATCCGCCTGTGGGTACAAGTCTCAAATCTCCCCAACGCACACTACGTCTGCTTCTTTTACCAATACGTGGAAACTCATGTACAAAACTACGTCCTTCAGCACTTGGTTTATAATGCCAGGGAAAATCTTCTCTAACAACATTGCCCTTTTCCAGTACCCAAACCATATCTGATTGAGTGTTATATTGTCTAGCGACGTCTAAATAGTCGTCAAATAAAGGTAATGCTTGATCGATTTCATGTACTGGATAACTCTGGAATATATGCTTTTTCAATCTATCCCATGGAGTAATTACATTCTGTTCTTTAAACTCAAATAATTCTGATTTCAAATCTTTAAAATTAATCATTACAATCGCCTTTTATAGTATATGATTTTGTACCGATATGAGCAATGTTTTTACTCAAATCATTTTCTAGCCAGACATCGTATCCTGCTTCTTTTGCTTTTGTACAAAAGTATATATCTTCTCCCATGAGACTATCATTAACTTCGTCCCAAGAGATTCTAAAATGTGGTGCTGGTATGTTTTCGTAAACTTCTCGTTTTACTAACATACACCCCATACCAACTGCCCAAATCTTTTGTATTCCTGTTCCATCATATACTCTGCTATCTAAGTCGTGTTCACTTCTAAAAGCAACAGGCCTGTGTGGCGGAACCCTTGTGCTATAGTTACATGCTATAATATCTTTATCATGCGATAGCAGGGCGTTTAAGGTGTATGTAGGGAAAGATATATCACTATCAATCCATAACAAATGTGTACAATCTGTGTCTAATGCCTGTTCTACTAATTCTTGTCTCTGCATTGTAACTTCGCTACCCATAACCATGTTTACCGTAACATGTTGATTGGCTTGCCCACACTTGTATGTAAGATTGGACAGGCTGTTTGTAAACATAACGGTTACAAAGTCACGCACAGGAACGCAAATAGCAACCCTAGCATCAGTGTTCGTTTTATAATGAAATTTGGGTATGCTTACCATTAGTCCTGAACAAGATCAGTGGCAAGTTCCGCTTCAATTTGACGAACGTTTTCGTTCAATGTTTTAGCAAGTACAGTAGCACTCTTTACACTGGCGGCAAAGGCATCATCACTAAGAGCGGCCATATGATGCATTGTTTCTGGTTGTACCTTACCAATGGTAAGGATATCAATAGCGGCTAGTTTTGCTAGACGCTCAATCCAGTACTGCTCTTCTTCTGCTTCAATATTTGCTAACAATTCTTCTACATTGTTGTTAGCCGCAAAGTCATCATAAACTGCCTGTAATACTGCTAGATCAGGATGATTTGCCGCTTTTGCCGCTTCTAATTCCACAGTAAGTGCCTGTGCTTTTCTTGCGGCAGTTGGGTGCGATCCCAACACAAATGTTTCGATTTCGAAACGTGTACGAATACTCATAGATTTTTCTCCTGTGAATTTATTATAGAGTTTCTTTATTATACTGTAAAGTATTAAAAAGTCAACTGAATCAGTTGACTTTATAAATTAACTAGCGCCTGTCGGATTAGGATTCTGCCATCCGCCAAATGTGGCTGATAGTCTAATGTTTGTTGTAACGTTAGGTGAAATATATGTTCCTAAACTATACAAACTTTGAGTACCTGACAAACCAAAGTATGTTCTGATACTTCCGATACTAATGGTAGAGCCGGTTGCTGGTAGTGCCATTATTATTCTCCTCTTTGGATATTTTGAATTTGACTTTTTAGATCATCAATCTCTGATTGTTGTTCTTTTACTGCTTGAATTAGTAGTGCCACTATACGATCATATTTAACTGCTTTTATACCATCTTCCCTAGTACCTACTACTTCGGGAAGAACAGTTTCGATCTCCTGAGCAATCACACCTACATCATGTTTACGAATAAAATAATTGTCTTCGCCACCTTTTGCTTCTAGGTAATCTTGCGTCCAGTCAAATTCAACACCACGAATCTGCTTAACTTTATTTATCGCATTATCAATTTCAACTACGTTTTCTTTTAATTTTTCGTCAGAACTGTAATACGCTGTAACGTCTGCTGTAGCACGAATATCTCCAGCAGTACCGCTTGCCGCTGTTCCGGCGCCTATACTATTAAACTGAATATTAATACCGCTACTACTACTCGTATCTACTAATTCTTTCCAGGCACCTGAGTGAGCAAAATAACCTTTACCTTCAGCATGTACATGAGCAAACATACCGTGATAACTTGAAGCAGATGGTAAATCGCCAGTAGTAGCATATACATTTGAATATGTTATTTTATTTGTGCCTAAATTTAAATCAGCACCCTCAATGTGTGTTCTAACTTTTGTATCAGTATAATATTGTGCAGTTGTATGTTCTGCTAAATCTGCTGTGGTATTTTGGGCTAAATCAAACGCACCTGATCCTAGACTTAAATTTGATCCGTCTGCGCTAAGTGTTGCACCACCAAGGCTAATTGTAGTACCGCTCAAATACAAATCTCTAAATTTAAATGTAGTACTACCTAAATCATAACTAACATCTGTGTCTGGAATAATATGCCCGGCTACAGTAGTTGCGCCAAGTGTTTTGTTAGTTAGTGTATCTGTAGAACTTGCTGTAATGTAACCATTTGGATTAGTAGCATTATACGGCGTATATCCCAACGCACCTGTTACATCTCCGCTTGTTACTGTATAACCTGTAATGTAACCACTGTCGTTTGTAAATGTGCTTACATTTGTTGGCTGTGTATAACTAATAACACCTGTTGTGTTATTATAACTAATACTACCTGTAGCACTTATAGCAGCTCTCGCTCTAGCATCTGTATAATATAAGTTAGCAGAACCTTCTGAAATACCGTCAGTGTTACCAGTAAATGTTGATGAACTACCAAATGCTGTATACGCTGAGCCATCGTTTGTAAATTCCCAAACATTGGTGCTTTCATTATATCTAATAAACACATTGGCTTCAGTGCCACGTTCTACTTCAATACCAGCATTTTGACTTGGTGTTCCAGTTTCGTCAGCGTTTAGTGTAATAATAGCATCGCCAATGTTCACTGTATTTGAATTTACAGTGGTTGTTGTGCCACTAACTGTTAAGTTACCACCAATAGTAACATTGCCACCTAATGCAGTGGCAAGATCTGTGTTAAAATCACTTGTGCCATATGTACTCGCTGTTGGTGCTGCAATCCATGTGCTTGTGGCATTTTCCCAGGTTAATACATAAGTGTCTGCTCTAGCACTATCGTCTATATCTGCTAGATCACTTAGATTAGCACTAGCAATACGCAAATCTACTCTGCCATCTGTATAGTAAAGATTACTTGATCCTTCAGCAAGGGCATCTGTATCTGCCAAGGAACCGCCTGAAATTGCACTTGTAACATAACTTTGTGTAGCAAGTGTGCCACTTTCGTCTGGTAAAATTAAATCTCTGTCTGCTGTTACTGTTGTTGCTTGTAATTTTGCTTCATAGTCATCAGGGGTTGTGCCTTCAAATATGACTTTTGTTCCTTGCTTTATCCATACATTTTGATCTGGATATAAAGCAATATCTTGTCCAGACGCACTCTGTAATTGAGTTGCTCCTGAACTGTCTACATCTATGACTGTTTGATTTATTACTTTAAATGCCACGGCACTTTCCCCTTTGTTTCATGTATTTATGTAATCCACACCGCATCTATTTCATCTGATGCTTCTAAAATGTCAGCACTTACTGTAATTGTACCGTTACTGGTATTAACACTTACTTCACTTGATCTCATGTGTAATCTGTTAATGAATATGTTGTAATTAACAGCATCGCTTAAATCAAAACCCAGCGTAGCCGCTGAAATTGCTAGAGTACTACCTGTATTA